CCAGCCGATCCCGATATTCCGCCGGAGATCGTTAAGTCGATCCAGACGCTCGTCGCTGCTGAGATGCAGGGCATGCAGGAAATGGGCCAGCCTCCTGACATCACTAAAATTCGCGACCGCACCGAGCAGCTTTTGACGGCAGCGCGCGAGGCTTCGAAGAAGCGGGCGGGCAAGCAGGCAGCGGTTGCCCAAGATAAGATCCAGGAAATTCTCGTCAAAGGTGGCTTCTACAAAGCCATGGCGGAGTTCATTCAGGACTTGCCGTTGTTCCCGTTTGCGGTGATCAAGGGACCGATCGTTCGGATCGAGCCAGCCGTTACCTGGCAAGGTAACCAGGCTGTGGTCTCGGAAGACCCACTTCTGTTTTGGGGCCGTGTAAGCCCGTTCGATGTTTGGTGGACACCCGGCGCTTCCGATATCGCTGGGGCTGATGTGATTGAACGCACTCGACTGTCACGCGCCGACTTGAACGATCTCCTTGATCTTCCCGGTTACAACGTTGAGAACGTGCGCGCTGTGCTCGATCAGTACGGCAAGGGTTTATCCGACAACTGGGATGAGACGGACTCGGAACGTGCTCAGCAGGAGAGCCGGGAAAACCCTGTGATGAACTACTCAGGGCTGATCACTTGTCTGGAGTTCAACGGTAACATTCAGGGCAAGTTGCTTCTTGAATATGGGATGACGCCGGAAGAAGTACCTGATGAATTGCGTGACTATTTCGTTCAGGCGTGGATGATTGGGCGCTACGTCATCAAGGTGCAGATGTCACCGAGCCCGCGCAAGCGTCACCCTTACTACATTACGTCGTTCGAAAAAGTACCGGGTACACCGGTAGGCAACGCGATACCCGATCTTATTTCCGACATGCAGGATGTCGCTAACGCGGCGCTGCGCTCGCTGGTGAACAATCTCTCGATTGCATCCGGCCCGCAGGTGGTTGTGAACCACGATCGACTGGGACCGGGTGAAGACGGACAGCAGCTGTATCCGTGGAAGCGCTGGGCGGTGACGAGTGACCCACTTGGCAACAACACCGAGATGCCGGTGAGCTTCTTCCACCCCAACTCGAACGCCAACGAGCTGCTTCAGGTTTACAGTTTTATCTCCGGCCTGAGCGACGACATTTCAGCAATTCCGCGGTATGTCACCGGCGGGCCAGCGGGTGGGGCAGGGCGCACCGCGTCTGGTCTTGCGATGCTGATGAGCAACTCAGCGAAGATTCTGCAGACGGTCGCTGCAAATGTTGACCGTGACGTGGTTGAGCCACTCCTTGAGGGGCTGTTCGATATGATCATGATGACTGACACGAGTGGACTTCTCACCGGTCAGGAGAAGGCGGAAGTGCGCGGTGTGACCGTTGCGATCCAGAAAGAAACCCAGCGCCAGCGTCAGATCGAGTTCCTCACGGCGACTAACAACCCGATCGATATGCAGATTATTGGCCCGCGCGGACGCGCGGCGATTTTGCGAGCGGTCTCAAAAGACCTCGGCATCGACGGTACACAAGTTGTGCCGTCGGATGACGATCTTGATAAACAACAGCAGCAGGCCCAGGCTTCGGCTCAAGCTACTGGACAGCCGGGGTTCGGCGGAATGGGAGATAAAGCAGCTCAGGCTCAAGGGGCTCAACCGGGTCAGATTGTGGATGGTTCACAAGGCCCACAGACAAATACGGTCTCAGGAGGACCACAATAATGGCTAAAGTTTCAAAAGTGATTTCGACGAAGGCTCTCGTCGGCGGCGGTGCCAAGGGCGGCAATGGCAAAATGTTCGGCCAGCAGCATGTCGGTAAGCGCAAGCCGGGTGTGACTGGGAAAGCTGATTCCGGTGGTGGCGGTAAGTTTGGTAAGGGCGGCGCTGGTCACATGTTTGGCAAGCAGAGCGCTGGCCTGATGAAGTCGGGCAAGACCGGCAAGTGAAGCCAAAGGACCAATTGATAATTTCGGCTGCGAAAGTGGCTGGAAGGGCTGCTGGGGACTGGGATGAGTTTCTGGCGGCCCTCAGTGCATACAGACTCGACCAACTTAATCTAATGGCACAAGCTTCTCCCAGCCTCGTGCAGGTGCTCCAGGGTCGCGCGCAAAACGCCACCGAAATTCTGGACATCTTCATGACATGCCGCGAAAAAGCAAACCCCATTTTGGAGACTATAAAAAATGCCAAACGTTGAACAGTTCGCCGCGCCGATCCCCGCCGCTGTTAAAGCCAACGCGGAACGTGCGAACCAACTGCAAAAAGAGTTTATCAACCCGACACCGTCTGAAGGCGAAGAACAGCCGGTTGAGGGTGTTGAGGAAGAAGCTCCGGCGCTGAATGGCGACGGTGAGCAGCACCATGAAGAGCCGCCTGTTGATGGTCCCGGGCTTAGCCCGGCTGAAGATGAGAAAACGTGGAAGCACAAATTTCTCTCAATGCAGGGGCGCTACAACAGTGAAATTCCGAAGCTGCGCGAAACAGCCAAGGCACAGGCCGTACAGATTGGTAATTTGAACAAGTTGCTCGCTACGGTGCAACGCCCCGAGCCTGTCAAGGCGGAAGAGACATTCAAATCTTCGGTTACACCCGAAGAAGTCGCTGAGTATGGGCCGGAGCTTCTCGATCTTATGGCTCGTGTGGCGCGTGATGCCACGGCTGAGGCGACGAAGGAAATCAACCGGCTTAAGGGTCTTGTCAAGGATGTTGGTGGCCAGATTGCTACCGGAGCCCGCGCAGCGCTGCTACAGGGATTGGACGGTGCGGTTCCTAACTGGCGAGAGGTAAACGATAGCGCGGAATTTGTGGATTGGCTGGCCTTGCCAGATCAATATTCTGGTGATATACGGCACAATATGTTGAAAGCGGCATTCGGCCGGAACGATACCCCCCGAGTGATTGCTTTCTTCAAAGGCTTCCTTGCTGAAATGGCTGCTTTGGCACCCGATCAGGACGAGCCGGGTAAAACGGTACAACCGAAAACCCCGCTCAAAAATCTGGCGGCACCGGGCAGAGCTAAGTCGACAGCGGCACCTAACAATGCCCCTCCCGAGAAGCCCATTTTCACCGCGTCCCAAATCACGAAATTTTACTCCGATCGAACGATGGGTAAATTTCGGGGCCGTGAAAAGGAGGCTCAGCAAATTGAAGCCGACATTTTCGCAGCCCAGGCGGAAGGACGCATTCGTTAATCCTTTCTGCAAGGTAAAATGTCATGGCCTATCCGTTAGGCACTCCCTATCTTGGCTCAACTCCGAGTCCCGCATATTCGGGTACGTTCATTCCCGAAATCTGGTCCGGCAAGCTCATCGAGAAGTTTTACGCCTCGACGGTGCTTGGCGCGATTTCCAATACCGACTACGAAGGCGAGATCAAGTCACACGGCGACAAGGTTAAGATCCGCACGAAGCCGACGCTGACCATCCGTGATTACGCGGCTGATCAGGCTCTGCTTGTCGAACGTCCCAGCTCGAACATTGTTGAACTGCTCATTGACAAGGGTAAGTATTTCAACACGGTTCTCGATGACGTCATGCAGGTGCAGGCCGACATCAACCAGATGGATATCTGGTCGGATGACGCGGGCGAGCAGATGAAGATCACTATCGATCGTATGGTGCTCCTTGCCCTGCTTGGCACTCCTGTCGCTGCAAATCGTGGCGCTACCGCTGGTGCGATTTCGGCCAACATCAATCTTGGTGTGACCGGCTCTCCCGCCGCTGTCGTGCCGCGCTCCCCCGGTGCTGGTGATATCGAAATCGTCGACTTTCTTGTGCGTATGGGTCTGGTGCTCGACGAGCAGAATATCCCGGAGACTGGCCGGTGGGTTGTGCTGCCAACTTGGGTGGCTTCGATGATCAAGCGTTCCGAGCTTCGCGACGCGAGCCTGACCGGGGATGGCACCTCCATCCTCCGCAATGGCCGCCTTGGCATGGTTGATCGCTTCACCATCTACGCATCCAACCTGCTTCCGTCTGGTGTTGCTGGTGGCCTCGCCGCTGGTGAGTTCGCCGCGTTCGCTGGTCACGCTCATGGGCTGACGTTTGCGTCGCAGATGACCAAGATGGAAACACTGCGTTCGGAAAGCACCTTCGGCACGCTCATGCGCGGTCTGCAGGTGTTCGGGTGGAAGGTTCTGGACGGCACCGCGCTGGTTCAGGCCATTCTGACGAACGGCGAGTAATAGTCCCTCTAGCGGAACCGAAACCTCCCGGCTAAAAGTCGGGGGGTTTCTTCACAAGGGGTGAACTATGGCGCTGTCGACCGTTACTCAATACATCTCTGCAGCCCGTCAGCTGTTGCAGGACGAGGCTATCCCTTATCGTTATTCTGATGACGACATCGTGTTGGCGTTGAACCTCGCTATTGGGGAAGCGAGCCGCATCCGCCCGGACATGTTCCAAGACTACATGTTCACCACTTTACCGACTTACACCTCTGGCTCGCCTGGGGACACGGTTGTTGTTCCAGCTGCGTATCGGATGGCGTTTCTTTACTACATCGTTGGCCACAATCAGCTCGCGGATCAGGAGGATACAACCGACGCAAGAACGAGTATGCTGCTCAATAAATTTGTAGCGCAACTGACGAGCATGCCATCATGAGTGATTTCGCGATCCAACGCTTAGTGACGAATCTGTTGACCCAGCTGCCCGGCGCGCTCATTGGGACGCTGAAGTTGGAAATTTTCAACACTGTGTCCACTTTCTGCCGGAAGTCGAACGTGTGGAATGAAACACAATCGTTCAACACGCGGGTGGATAAGCAGGTGTACGAGATGTCGGCGGAGTCGCCCGACGCTTTCATAACTCAGCTGCTTCTGTTGGAGACATACGACCCGGCCGATCCTAACGGTGTTGTAACGATGCCAACGCAGATTGCGGCTTGGTTTGAGGAGCCAAACCAATTAAAGTTCAAGAATATGCCCACTGAGGTTCAGCGCATGCGCGCGACTTTCGCTGTGGCTCCTCGACCGACCGATCGTATGGATCAGTACCCTGGCATCCCGGAAACTTTCTGGGACACTTATCACGACGTGATTATGGAAGGTGTTCTTTCACGTATGATGGCGCACGCAGCCAAGCCTTACTCGAACGAGCGCCTTGGGATCTTCCACGGTCGACGGTTCGAGTCGATGTCGAGCATGGCTAAGAACGACAAATATAATGGTTTCGTTCGCGGTGGGCAGAACTGGTCATTTCCGAGTGACACAGCACGGAGGAGCAGCCGGTAATGCCCCTCGATTACTTCCCCTATACCACGCAGAGTTTGCTTCCATTGGTGTGGGAGGCGCAGTTACCCACGAATGTAACCGGGGTCAACACGCTCTACTACATCACTCGCGTGCGCATGCTCACGAAGCTTTTCGATTGGTTGGCGGGCTCGCCACGTGCGTATTTGCTCACCAGCGGTTACACTTTTGATCCTGCGCACGATACGCTCTCTGACATCGACGCGACGTTGCGCTTGTCAAACGCGCTGATATTGAACCGTAGCGTGAACGCGCACGGATGGTGCTGCTCGATCGGTATTGAGTTTGAAGAAGTCCAGCCTGCTGTGTCGGCGCTGCCAGCCGCGTCCGTGGTTTTTGTTGAGGGTAATAGCGAGTCAGACAAGCTTATCGCGTGCTTCAACTCAGTCGTGCAGCTGCCGTTCACACCGGATGGACGTTCGTGGTTCTTTTACCCTAATTCATCTGAGGCTGGTAGCTCTACTGGATCGGGGGGATGGTTTACCCCATGATATATCCAGTTTGGAGCGGTATCAACGCGGAGCAGATCAACTCAACGCCGATTAACGATGTCGCGCCGACGCCTTTGATCGTATTCGATGGCTTCGACTCGTCAGCTATCCCTGTGCTGATGGGCTCTTACGCTGGGATGTACGCCGATGTAATGCACGCGCGTTTTGAGCAACGAGCAATGAAGCCGTATTTCGAGACTATCAACATCACGCTGTCTTTCGAGGATAAAGAACTCGAAGTGCTGCCACAAGATCGGGCGATGGAAGCCGGACGGTCGCGGAAGGATTATCCATGAAGCTTGGAACATTCAAACAGACCCCGCAAGAAAAGAAGCGCTACACGATCAGCTACACAGACTGGCTGGACGACGGTGAAGTTGTGGCTTCGGTGACTTACGGAATTGACAACACGACCGTGCCGCCGTTGTTGGTTGAAAGCTCAACTGTTGATGTGGATGGCTTGGGTATAACGTTCTTCGTGTCAGGTGGCCTCGATGCGGAACAGTACCAACTCAATGTTCTGATGCAAACAGATACGGGGCAGCGTAAGGAAGACTTTATCAAGTACGTGGTGGAAGATCCGACTTAATGGCAATAATTTTCGCCAACAATGCATTATCGAAACTAGCCGTGGCGCTTCTGTCCGGTCAAACGACTTTGACTGTGCAGTCGGGCACCGGGGCGTTGTTTCCCTCGCCCAGCGGTGGTGACTATTTCAAGCTGACTGTTGAAGACCGGCGTACACAGCAGATTGAAGTGATGCATTGCATCGGGCGTGCGGGTGACGTGCTGACTGTTGTGCGTGGCCAAGAAGATATGGTGGCGCAGAATTTCCTTGTTGATGCTACTGTGTCCAACCGGTTTACGCGAGATACGCCCGATGCAATCATCGACGAGGTGCCAAACGCTAACCCGCTTTATCTCGGTGCGTTCACTGCAAACCCGACGACTGACAACGATGGCAACACGCTCACCATCGGCATGTGGTATTTCAACACTGTCAGCAGTCGGGTGTTTTACTGGACCGGTGCATCTTGGGTTGATCCTGTTGGTAC